GTCCAAAAAAGGAAGAAGTCAAGAAGTACATTAAGAGAGGTAAAAGAGGTAGACCTCCTGGTGAAGCAGCAAGGATTAAAGAACTAACAGCTTCACTGTTGTTGACACACTCACAGGCTATCATCAGGAAGATAGTGCATAAGGCATTAAATGATGATGATAAGGATCAGATGGCAGCACTTAAACTATGTGTTGATAGGATGTTGCCAGTATCTTACTTTGAGGATAAAGGTGTTGCTGGAGGCTCTAGAGCCATTACCATTAACATCACTGGTGTGAATGATAATCCAGTAGAAATGATTGAGCATGAGCCTGTAGAGGTAGAAACAACATTGATTGATTACGAAGAAGAAGAAGACGATGAGTAATTTAAACGTAGCGCTTCTTCCTTGGCAACAAGATGTCTTTAAAGATCCAGCAAGGTTTAAGATCATTGCTGCTGGTAGACGTACAGGTAAATCTAGATTAGCTGCTTGGACACTGATTATTGAGGCACTACAGACTGAGAAAGGTCATGTCTGGTATGTAGCACCTACGCAGGGACAAGCTAGAGATATTATGTGGACTACGCTGTTAGAGCTAGGCCATACCGTCATTAAAGGTAGTCATGTGAATAACATGCAGATTACTTTAGTGAATGGAGCCATGATATCGCTAAAGGGTGCTGATAGACCAGAGACTATGCGTGGTGTTAGTTTAAAGTACTTAGTGATGGATGAGTACGCAGACATGAAGCCACAAGTGTTCGAACAGATCTTAAGACCTGCTTTAGCGGATCAGAAGGGTAGAGCCATGTTCATTGGCACCCCAATGGGTAGAAATCACTTCTATGAACTGTATAGACTAGGTGATAGTGGTAAGGATAAAGATTACAAAGCATGGCACTTTACTAGCTTTGATAATCCATTGTTAGATCCTGAAGAGATTGAAGCAGCTAGAGGATCAATGTCTAGCTTTGCATTCAGACAAGAGTTCATGGCTTCCTTTGAAGCAGCACAGTCGGAGATCTTTAAAGATGAATGGATCAAGATTAGTGACGAAGAGCCTGAAGATGGTAACTACTTTATTGCGGTGGATCTATGTGGTTTTACGGATTCATCTCAGACGAATAAGACGAAGAACTCTAAACTGGATGAAACAGCGATAGCTATTGTTAAGGTTAACACCAAAGGCTGGTGGGTAGCTGACATACAGTACGGTAGGTGGGATGTCCGAGAAACAGCAGTGAGGATACTAAAGGCTGCTAAGGACTACAGAGTCAATGCTGTTGGTATTGAGAAAGGTGCGCTGAAGAATGCAGTGATGCCTTATATGAATGATTTGATGAGAAGATTAAACTTCTATCCTAGAGTTGAAGAACTAACACACGGTAATAAGAAAAAAGTAGATAGGATTGTTTGGTCACTACAAGGACGCTTTGAACACGGTAGGATTGTATTGAATGAAGCTGATTGGAATAACAAGTTCATTGATCAATTGATGCAGTTCCCTGATAGTAAGACTCATGATGATTTGATTGACGCAGTGAGCTACATAGACCAGATTCAAGTAGCAGATTGGAATCAGAATCTGGATGAAGAAGAGTATGAAGTCCTAGACACTACGATAGGTTGGTGACAATGAAATTTGAATCCGAAATCACTCCTCAGAATGCTCTTGTAGCATTTGTTATGGATCGCTGCAATGATTGGCGTAACTATAGGGATGAGAACTATATGGAGCGTTGGGACGAGTATGAACGTCTCTGGCGCGGTTTATGGGCTGATGAGGATAAAACTAGAGGTACTGAGCGTTCAAAGCTAATTAGCCCTGCGCTGCAGCAAGCAGTGGATAACAAACAAGCTGATCTTGAAGAAGCTGTGTTCGCTAAAGGAATCTTCTTTGACATCAGTGATGATGTTATGGATGCGGACAAGACTGACATTGAGAAGATGAGAGGTTTATTGTCCGAAGACTTTAAGAAAGACAAAGTACGTAAGAATATTGGCCAAACAATGACCTTAGCTGAGATCTACGGCACTGGCATTGCTGAAATCATTGTTAAACAGAAAAAGAATCTAGCACCAGCAACACAGCCTACAGCACAGCCTGGATTGGCTATGATTGGTGTTAATACAACCTACAGGGTATCGGTAGATTTAAAACCTATCAATCCTAGAAACTTCTTAATTGATCCTAACGCAACCAATATTGATGATGCAATGGGTTGTGCTGTTGAAGAGTATGTAGGTAGACATGCAGTCATTAAAGGCATGGAAGATGGTGTTTATAAAAAGATAGCCATCGGTGATGCTGCATTAGACACTGACCTAGAAGCTAATCAGGATCTAACTTACTATCAACAAGATAAAGTATTATTGCTTCGCTACTATGGTTTAGTACCTAAAAAGCTATTAGTAGATCCTGACGATAGTACAGTAGACAGTGATGAACTGTATTCAGAGATGGTAGAGGCTTTGATTGTCATCGCTAATGGCGAAGCATTACTTAAAGCTGAAGAAAACCCCTTCATGATGCAAGACAGACCTGTTGTTGCTTACCAAGCTGACAGTGTTCCTGGTCGTTTCTGGGGTCGTGGAACGGCTGAGAAGGCCTACAACATGCAAAAAGCTGTGGATGCACAGATTCGTAGCCATGTTGACTCTTTAGGGCTTACAGCAGCTCCTATGATGGCTATTGATGCCTCTAGATTACCTCGTGGACAGAAGTTTGAGATCCGTCCAGGTAAGAATATTCTAGTCAATGGTAACCCATCAGAAATCCTACAACCATTTAAGTTTGGTGTTACGGACAAATCAAACATCGAAACAGCTCAAATCTTCGAAAGAATGATGCTACAGGCTACAGGTACGCTGGATACAGCTAATTTACCTGCCCAAGTCAGTGGTGGTGACGCTGCAGCAGCAGGATTAGCAATGGCTGTTAGCGGTATTATCAAGAAGAATAAGCGTTCCTTAGTCAATTTCCAAGAAGATTTCCTTATTCCGTTCGTTCAGAAGGCTGCATGGCGTTATATGCAGTTTGCACCAGACCGTTATCCTGTAAAAGACTTTGAATTTGTACCTACTGGTACCCTTGGTATGGTTGCTAGAGAGTTTGAACAGGCTCAAATGATGGCAATGATGTCTACTTTAGGTCCAAATAGTCCTATTGTACCGATGTTATTGCAAGGTATTGTTGAATACTCATCATTACCGAATAAAGAATCCATGTTAGCTCAACTTCAGCAGCTAACACAGCCAAATCCTGAGCAACAACAAGCTCAACAACAGGCTACACAGCTTCAATTAGCGGATGCACAGGCTACAGTGCAGGAAAAGCAAGCTAGAGCACAGAAAGCCACAGCAGAGGCTCAGAAAGCTGCTGTAGAGGCTCAATTGATGCCTGAAAAGCTTCGTGTAGACATTGTTCAGGCTGCTTCAACCAACATCGATGACCCTAACAGAGAGTTTGAGAAGCGTGTAAAGATCGCTGAACTGATGCTGAAAGAGAAAGACATCGATTCAAAGGTAAGTATTGTTCGCGAACAAAGTCGTCAAGATGCAATGAATTGACTTGACAAAACTTAAAAAGTGTGGTAAAATTACAACATGGATGTAATTAAACTAACTCAGTACTATGAAGAACGCTTTGATCTAATAAGCCATCCTGGATGGAAAACATTGATCGAAGACGCTAAAGAGTACAGAGAAGCAGTAGCAGACATAACAACCATTTCAAATGGTGATGAACTACAAGAACGAAAAGGTCAACTAAAAGCTTTAGATTGGCTCCTAACAATGAAAGAAGTTTGGGAAAAAGCCTACGAGGATTTAGTCAATGAGGATACTGAATGATTTTGAGTGTGAGAACCACCACATTAGTGAACACTTAGTTGATCACACGGTTGGTGCAGTTCAATGCCCACACTGTGACTTACTTGCTTTTAGGAGATTAGCAGCACCTAGGAGCAAACTGGAAGGCATCACTGGTGCTTTCCCAACTGCCTTTGATCGATGGGCTACGGTTCACGAACAAGCAGTAAACGTAGCAAAGTCTAAGTCCTATTACGAGGGATAACTTAGATTCCTTTTAATTCCTAACAATTGGGTATATCCCGACTAGGAGAAGCAGATGGCTGAATTTGTAGATTCTATTGATGAAGAAGTACAGGATGAATTCCAAGCTGAAGCGGTTAAACAGACCGAAGAAGCTCCGAAACCTGAAGAGCCTGCGATCCCTGAGAAGTATAAGGGTAAATCGTTAGACGATATCATAAAGATGCATCAAGAGGCTGAAAAGCTAATTGGTCGTCAAGCACAGGAAGTAGGTGAAGTACGGAAGCTTGCTGACGAACTCATCAAAAGACAAATCACACCACAGGATCAACCTGTTAAAGCCGTCGAAGATGATACAGACTTCTTTGCCGATCCTGTTAAGGCAGTAAATAAAGCTGTTGAAACTCATCCAGCAGTGATGCAAGCACAACAAGCTGCAGCACAAATGGCGAGGATGCAAACAGCAAACAGGCTAGCTCAAACTCATCCTGATTACACACAGATCATCGCTGATCCTGAGTTTGCTGGATGGATTAATGAGTCACCTGTACGTCAACGATTGTATGTAGCAGCAGATAAGCAGTTTGATTTTGACTCCGCTAATGAGTTGTTGTCTAACTTCAAAGCATTGAAGAAAGCTAAACAGGATACTGTTCAGCAAGCAGCACAACAGCTTCAGGAACAACGCAGTCAAACACTTAAAGCAGCTACCGTAGCAGTTGATGGCGCTACTGGTGAAACGAGCAAGAAAATTTATCGTCGAGCAGATCTTATTCGGCTCCAAATGACTGACCCTGAGCGTTATATGGCATTACAAGATGACATCATCTCAGCCTATAACGAAGGTAGGGTCCGATAACCCAACTTAAAGGACTTTAAAATGGCATCAGCAGCTTATCCTGGAGGTAGTTCCTCCATTGTTAACAAGACCAATGCGGATAAATTTATCCCAGAGATTTGGTCAGATGAAATCATTGCTTCTTACAAAAAAGCACTGGTCATGGCGAACCTCGTCAACAAGATGACCATGCGTGGTAAGAAGGGTGATGTTCTCCACATTCCTAGCCCCACCCGTGGTGCAGCATTCGCTAAAGCAGCTAACACTGCTGTTACGATTCAGGCTAACGTTGAGTCTGAAGTGCAAGTTAACATCAACAAGCACTACGAATACTCACGTCTTATCGAAGACATCGTTGAAGTTCAGGCGCTTGCTTCGCTTCGTCGTTTCTATACCGAAGATGCTGGTTACGCACTTGCTACGCAAGTTGATAGTGACCTGATCCAGATCGGTCGTCTGTTCCAAGGCACTCACGCTGCTGGCGCAACTGGTGACTACTCTGTGTCTGGTACAACCACTGCCTTCATCGGTGGTGATGGTACTACCGCATTCGTTGGTGGTGCTGGTGCTGGTAACGCAACTGCATTGACTGACGCAGCTATCCGCCGTTCGATCCAGCGTCTTGACGATGCTAACGTTCCTCAAAATAGCCGTTACTTGGTTATTCCTCCTGTTGCTCGTAACACCCTTATGGGTCTTGCTCGTTTCACTGAGCAGGCTTTCGTTGGTGAGCAGGGCAACAACAACACCATCCGTAACGGTCAGATCGGTGATGTGTATGGCGTTAAAGTGTATGTTAGCAGCAATGCTGACACCGCTTACAGCTCTTCTGGTACTGCTCCTCGTGCTTGCTTGATGTTCCACAAGGATGCAATGGTTCTTGCAGAGCAAATGGCTGTTCGTTCGCAGGCTCAGTACAAGCAAGAGTACCTTGCTACGTTGTACACTGCTGACACCCTCTACGGTGTTGCAGAACTGCGTAATGATGCAGCTGTTGCGCTGATCATTCCTGGTTGATAAAACAATGGAGAGGCTACTTAGGTAGTCTCTCCTTTTATGTAGGTCACATCATGGTTACTTTTCGGTGTAAATGGTCTAACAATCTGTTGAATGTTGAGTATGAATACGACATTGCACAGATGCGTACTCACCCTGATTATGAAGAAGTAAAAGAAGAAGTTAAAAAAGAAGAAACGAATAAAAAGGTCGCCAAGAACGCTAAAGAGGATTAGACATGGCCGTTAAGATCAAAGGATCTTCTACAGCAGGGTCTGTACCTTCATCCTTAGAGAATAGACAGTTAGCCGTTAACACAACGGACAAGAAACTCTATGTTGGTGATGGTTCTGCAGTCCAAAAGATTGTTGGTTCTTTAGGGAATCAAGAATCTAATGCTGTGGCAATAACTGGTGGTACAGTCACAGGCATCACAGACCTAGCCATTGCTGATGGCGGTACAGGTGCTTCTGATGCAGCTACTGCTAGAACTAATTTAGGTGTTCCTTCAACGACAGGTAGTGGTGCTAGTGGTACTTGGAATATTAGTGTTACAGGTACAGCAGCGTCAGCATCAACAGCTACCACTGCAACCAATGTTTCTGGTACCGTAGCTATTGCTAATGGTGGTACAGGAGAAACAACAAAGACTAATGCATTTGATGCGTTAGCTCCAACAACAACCAAAGGCGATATCATCGTACATAACGGTAGCGACAATGTTCGTTTACCTAAAGGTACTGATGGTTATGTGCTTGCTGCTGATTCTGCTGAAGTATCAGGTCTAAAATGGCAAGCAGTAGGTGGTACAGTATCCTCAGTTGCGATGACTGTGCCAACATTCTTAAGTGTTTCCGGCACTCCAATAACTTCCACTGGTACTTTCGCTGTTAGCTATTCAGGCTCTGCACTGCCTGTAGCTAATGGAGGTACGGGTTTAACTGCTTTAGGCACAGCAGGACAAGTTGTTCGTGTTAATTCAGGTGGTACTGCTTTAGAGTACGCAACCATTACTGGTACAGGTACAGTTACAGCGATAACTGCTGGTACTGGTCTTAGTGGTGGTACGATAACAACAGCAGGTACGATTGCATTAGCGAACACAGCAGTTACTGCAGGTTCTTATGGTTCAGGTTCTCAAGTAGCAACCTTTACTGTAGATGCACAAGGTAGGTTAACGTCAGCATCGAACACATCCATTACTCCTACAGGTATCGGTGCTGTCCCGTCAACAAGGACCATATCAGTTGGAAGTGGTCTGACAGGAGGAGGTGATCTTAGTTCTGATCGTTCTATCGCTCTGACCAACACAGGCGTTACTGCTACCAGCTATGGTAGTACATCTCAAGTAGCTACATTCACAGTTGATGCTCAAGGACGTATCACTGCTGCATCAAATGCATCGATCACACCAGCAAGTATTGGTGCTGTACCAACCTCTCGTAGTTTAAGCGTAGGCACTGGATTGTCCGGTGGTGGTGATCTGACAACAGATCGTACGATTACGTTAGCTAATACAGCCGTTACAGCAGGAGCATATACTAACGCTAACATTACGGTTGATGCACAAGGTAGGATCACTGCAGCTACTAGCGGTACTTCAGGTGGTGTAACCTCAGTAACAGCTTCAGCTCCTTTGTTATCTTCTGGTGGTGCTACACCTAACATTACTTTAGACTCTGCTGTACCTATTAACAAAGGTGGTACTAACGCAACCACTGAAGCAGGTGCTAGAGCTAACCTTAATGTACCTACAAGAACTGGTGGTGATGCTTCAGGTACATGGACCATTGACATCACTGGTAACGCAGCAACAGCAACTTCAGCAACAACAGCAACCAGTGCTACCACAGCAACTAACTTAGCTGGTGGCGCTGCTAATCGTATTCCTTATCAAAGTGGTGCTGGTAATACTGTATTCCTAGCAGCTCCAACAACATCAGATACATATCTTAAGTGGGATGGTAGTGCACTAGGATGGGCTACTGTTAGTGGCTCTGGTGGTACAACAACTAATGCAGCTACATTCTCTAGCGGTGGTGGAGACTCCCCAACAGTAACCTTTGATGGCTCTGTAGCAAGAACCATTAGCTACAACACGGTAGGTGCTCCTTCAATCACAGGTGCCAACGCTACAGGTACATGGGGTATTGATATCACTGGTTCTTCAGGATATACAGCAGCAATCCTTGGTGGAGCAGCTAATCGCATTGTTTATCAGAGTGGTTCTGGTACAACAACATTTGCTACAGCACCAACAACATCTAATACTTACCTGAAGTGGAATGGATCAGCCTTTGCTTGGGATACACCAGCAGGTGGTTCATCAACAACAGGTACATCAGCTGAGTTACTTGCTAATGATGGAT